TAACCGTGCTTTCAATAGCACTTATACTGGTGGCGATGCACAGCCTCTTTGCTCAACAGCTCACCCAAATACATCTGGTGGAACTTTTGCAAACAAACCAACTGTTGACGTTGACCTTTCTGAAGCCTCTTTAGAAGATGCAACTATTGCTATTATGGGATTCCAAAATGATCGTGGTTTATTGATCAATGTAATGCCTAAGAGTTTAGTTGTTGCTCGTCAAGAGTGGTATAACTCTAACCGTATTCTGAAGTCTGTATACACACCTGGTTCTGCTAACAACGACATTAACGTGTTGAAAGCAACTAACGCATTCCCTGAAGGAATCGTTATGAACCATTACTTGACAGCTCCTCATGCTTGGTTCATCAGAACTAATATCATGAATGGCTTAAAGTATTATGAGCGTGTAGGCATCATGTTTGATCAAGACAATGATTTTGATACCATGAATGCTAAGGCTAAAGGCTACGAGCGTTATAGCTTCGGCTGGACAGACCCACGTGCTATTTATGGATCAAATGGCCCTTAATGTACTATTTATGGCTCAAAAGGTCCATAATAGTTAAAATAATGGTTGACAAAATTATAAATTAGTGGTATAATAGAGTTAAGGTTGAGGTTTCAAAAGAATCTCTTCCTTAACCTTTTTTTGGAGCAAATATGCAAAAAGTTACTAAAGCCAATCCTACGATTAAAACACCTACCAAAGGTATTGCTAAGAATCGTATGAAAGGTAAAGCACCTCCTGCTATGAAAATGGCAAAAGACATGAAAGATTTAAAAGCTTCTGAGACATCAGGGGCACAAGAGTCTGGCGTTAAAAAGAAACGCATGACTGCTGTTGCATCAGTAAAAAAACCTAAGTAATACTTTTAACCTTAACGCCTTCGGGCGTGAACTCATTCACGTTAAGGAACACATAAAATGAGCAATCCAACCAGATTATACGCAGGCTTATCTACAGCCTATACAAATGAAATATTTCACAGCTATCCATTCCCAGATCCATTTCATACTGGAAGCACACAAGCATTAGGTAGCACAAACTACTTAAATGATTTTAACACTCTTGTCGGTACAGATTATGCTGTTGCCGGTACAAGTTCAACCTTTGCTTTAACCAATGGTGTAGGTGGTGTAGCAATCATTACTCCAGGCGGAGCAACCACAGCAACTACTGTGACTAAAAATGGCCAAGCTTTTCAATTCCAATCAGGAAATCGTTTTTGGTACACAGTTCGCTTTCAAGCTTCTGGCGTAGGTGCTGATTCTTTCTATGTTGGTTTACAGAATGGAACAAGTGCTAACGACGGTATTTGGTTTAGCAAAGCAGCTAGTTCATCTTCTATTAACTTAGTATCTGTTGTAGGTTCTACATCAACTACTTTAGTTACTGGTTTAACAACTGTTACTGCTGCCACGTATGTAGAATTAGGTTTCTATTATAACGGTACTGATTTATTAGTATATGCCGGCAACCAATTACAAACACGCATAACTTCACCGACTATTGGATCTTCTGCAACTACATTGACTAATACTACATTGTCACCTGTATTTGAGATTACTCCAGCAGCAACTGAAACAATGACAGTGGACTTTGTTGGGGTAGCTCAAGAAGTTACACGTTAATAGGGGGCTAATATGGCTAACGTAGTCAATACGCAAATCCTAGTTGACGGTGCTCGCAACGCTGTTGTTAAAATTACTGGTGTATTAGATACGGGTAACGTGTCTTCTACAGTAGTAGTTGATCCCGCAAGTTTCACACCAAAACCTACTTCATTTAGAATTGATCACTTAGATTATTCTATCTCAGACCCTCTTGAAGTAAGACTACAATGGGATGCATCAACCCCTATTGATATTCTTCCTATAGCAGGTCGTGGTCGTATGAGTTTCTGGAACTTCGGTGGTCTACAAGATAACGGTGGAGCTGGCGTAACAGGTAAAATTAATCTATTAACTTCTGGATATAATGCAACTACTTTAGGTACATCACCTTTAGTATTTTCAGTAGTTTTAGAAATGGTTAAAATCGGAGTTTAAATGCAGATTGCCAATAGTTACGCAAAAGAAATTCAACTTGTCGCTACGATTACTCGTGCTGACGGTACTGTTGAAGAATTAGGCACTATCGACTATTGGCACCAAAGCTTCATTAAACGAATATTATGGAGAATTAAAAAATGGCTACACTGCTCGTAAATACAGGCAAAGCTATTGTTACTAACCGTCTCAACAGTGGTGGAACAATACCACAATATGTTGCTTGGGGAACTGGTACAGGAACAACAGCAGCGACTGATACAACATTATTTACTGAGGTAACACCTAGAGTATCAGGCACAGTTACACAGCAAACAACATCAACTACTAACGACACTTTTCAAGTTGTAGCAACACAAACTGCAGGCACTACTGAGACAATCACAAATGCTGGTTTGTTTGATGCTTCTACATCTGGTAACTTGTTTGTTAAAGGTGATTTTACAGGTATTGCTTTAAATACTGGAGATTCAATTCAGTTTACTTTTAAAGTACAGTTTAGTTAAGAAATGGCTATTAACGGTAGTGCTATTGATCGAGTTACGATTAATGCTCAAGATACTATCAAACTTATTGATTCATTCGCAGTTACTTCAACATCAACAAGTACTATCGTTAAGCAAGCCTTAAAGTATTTAAGTGTAATATCAAGCAGCACATCAAGTATTAAAAAAGCAATCAGTAAGATATTTAGTACCATCAGCGAGATGTCTGTAGTTGTATTAACTGAAAGTGCATTTCATTTAGTTTTATTATCTGTTACAGAAGCAAGTGTAATAACGATTAAAAAAGCAATATCAATAACAAAAACAATTACAAGTACATCAACAAGTAGTATTACAAAATTAGTTAACAAGTATTTAAGTGTAATATCAAGTAGTACATCAAGTATTACAAAATTAGTTAACAAGTATTTAAATATTACATCTACTAGTACATCTAGTATTATTAAAGCAGTTTACAAATACTTAAGTGTTGTATCAACAAGTACAGCAATTATAAGTAGACTATTAAGTTTATTTAGAACATTAAGCGTTACATCTACAAATACGACAGCGATAGTAAAGTTAATTGGTTTATTTAAATCTATTACAAGTACGTCAACAGCAAGCATAGTTAAGTTACCTAATAAATTATTAGCGGTAACGTCCACAAGTTTAGTCAGTATTAAAAAAGCAATCAGTAAGATATTTAGTACCATTAGCGAGATGTCTGTAGTTGTATTAACTGAAAGTGCATTCCATTTAGTTTTATTATCTGTTACAGAAGCAAGTGTAATAACGATTAAAAAGGCAATAGCCGTAACTAAGAGTGTTGTTTCAACTAATACAGTTTCTTTGTTTAAATCAATACCAAAAACATTAAGTGTTGTATCAAGTAGCTTAATAAGTATTATAAAGTCTGTAGGTAAGTTTATTAGTGTAACTTCTACTAGTACAGCTTCTATTGTTAAACACTTTTTCTTTTATAAGATATTACAAGTTACAGTAACATCAACTAGTACATTAAGTAAGTTATTACAAAAGATACTTAACATTGTAGTAATGAACACAATAACAAGTACTAGACTAATTGGTAAATTATTAGCTGTAGCAAGTGTGGCTATACTAAAGTTATATGCCCAGTATGTAGAAAAGTTTGGTGCAGTAGCTAAATATACTTTTATTGTACAACCTAAAAAGTTATATTTAAAGATAACAAAAAATCAATTAATAGTAGTTAAAGCTGCAGCAAAAGTGTTGCAATTTATTAAAAACCGTGTTATAATGTTATATCGGAATAAAAATGGCTGAGTCCTTTTCATACAAAATTACTAGCGAAAGTGAATTATTTACTTTTGACTTTACGCAGGTATTAACGGCATCTGAGACTATTTCATCGGCTACTTGTGCTGTTATTGTAATGAATGGTACAGACAATAATCCTACAGCAATTCTTCAAGGTGTGCCTATCATAGCTAACAAGACTGCTTCACAGCGTATTATTAGTGGCGTGAGTGAAGTTACTTATCGACTCAGTATGACAATAGTTACATCTATAGGTAACACATATGTTGGTGTAGGCGACCTAACTATTTACGATGTGAGTGCCGTGTGAGTTACTCTCCAAGATATGATCGAGGCGATTGGGCATCTATTTGCGACTCATGTGGTCGTAAACTAAAAGCTTCAGAGTTACGTCAACGCTGGGACGGCCTTAAGGTCTGTCAAGATGATTGGGAGCCGAGACAGCCACAAGACTTTGTAAGAGGCGTAGCAGATTACCAAGCACCACCTTGGACAAGGCCAGAGCCATCGGACCTCTTTATACAAAACGAAGTTTATCCACGTTTAGTTGATGGGTACGAATTAAATGTTTATGAACCAGGATAATTATGTCAAAACCTTTATTTACCAATAACGCTCAAGGCTCTTTAGCCCTTGGTATTACAGCAACAACAACAAACATTCAATTAAATGCCGGAGCAGGCAGTTTATTCCCACAGCCGTCAAACATTGGTGAATACTTTACTTTAACATTAGTAAGTATCACAGATCCTACTTATTTTGAGATTGTAGAGTGTATTGCTCGTAGTGTCGATATGTTAACGATTGTACGTGCACAAGAAGGCACTACAGCTAAATCATTTAACATTAGTGATAGCGTACAACTTCGTATTACTGCTGCTAGTTTAAACTTGTTTGCTGCAGGTGGCTCTACTGGTGTTAATGCTTCCGGTAGTTCTGTAGCGGAGTTTACAGCAACGCAGGGACAAACAGTCTTTACATTACCTTTTACTTATGTTACAGGTATTAATAACTTAGTTGTGTTTGTAAACGGTAGTAAACAAATCTCTGCTTCAAACTATACTGAATCATCTACAACAAGTATTACGTTTGTCAGCGGGTTAAACGCTGGTGACTTAGTAGAAGTTATTTATAACTTGCCTTTAGCAGGTGGTACAATTACTGCCAGTAATGTTACATATAATGAAGGTGGTACAGGCTCTGTTAATCGTACTGTAACTTCTAAATTACAAGAAACAATTTCAGCTTTAGATTTTGGTGTTGACCCTACTGGCGTAAATGATTCAACAACTGCTTTACAGGCTGCTATTAATGCTGCAGTAAACAAAAAATTATATATTCCTTCAGGGACTTATAAAATTCAAACATTACCTTTATTAGTTCCAAGTAATATAACTATTTATGGTGATGGAATTGGTAGAACTACTTTAAAAATAGCTAACGGTGCAACAATCCCCACAAGTGGTGCTATTTTTAATAATTCAAATATTCCTGCAAATGTTCTAAACGTCTCTTCTTTAACATTAAATACAAATATCACAATTTCTGATATGACATTAGATGGCAATAAAGCCAATAATGGTTACTCTTATGGTTTATATTTTGTTGGTGTCAGTAACATAACAGTTAAAAATGTAAGGGCACAAAATACAGCAGGTCAAGGAATTCAATTAAATTACACAGATAAAGTTCAAATATTAAACTGTGAAACAGATTCTACTAACGCTGATGGTATTCAATTAGCCGACAGTATGGAATATTTAATTGATGGATGTAAAGTTACAAATAGTGGTGATTACGGAATTGAAGTAGATCATGGACTATTTTTAGTTACTCAAAATATTTCAACAGGTAGTGGCACTATTTCTAATAACATTGTTAATACGTGTGTTAATTATGGTATTGCAATTAGAGGACAAATTAATACAAATAATCCAAATAACAAGCCGATTGTTGGTGCAGTTATTATTGGTAATCATACAACAAACTGTAGTGCCGGTATTTGTTTACAAGAAGCTGTTGAAAGTTGTGTAGTAGATTCTAATGAAAGTTATTCAAATGTTCATTCAGGAATATTATGTTCTCCTGGTGTAAGTGCAGGTATTACCAAAAATGTATCAATTAAAAATAACATTATTCGTGATAATGCAAACGATGGTATTCAAGCTGATTCAGCAGTTCAGATGGTTATTGAAGGTAACATAATTGTAAGAAATCAATATTACGGAATTTATGGTTCTCTTGGATATAGTTTAATTAAAGGTAATAATATTTCTGGCAATTGTTTAAGTTCTTCATTTAATTTTAGTGGTATAGCAGTACATGATTGTACAAACACAATTATGGAAGGTAATTTTATATATAACGAAGCATCTACTTGTGCTTACGCTATTACTGAATTAACTTCTAATTGTTCAAATAATGATTACATTAATAATTATCATGGATCTAAAGGATTTAACTTTCAAGCAACACCAAGATTTTTTAGTGATCCTCAAACAGTAGCAGTAGGCCCTACTGGATCTATTAATGCGGTAATTTCTAGCACTATTCCTGTTAGTTCAAGTGCTGGCGGCACGGTTGGAAATTTAGCAATTAGCGGAAGTTATTTATATATTAACAATGGCTCACAATGGTATCGTGTTGCAGTTTCTTCTTTTTAAGGTTTAATTAATGGCAAATATGCTTTTCGCTAATAATGCAAATACTACTTTAGCCAGTAGTTTAACTAACTCGGCTACAAGTATGAGTGTTACGTCTGCAACTGCATTTCCATCTCCTACAGGTTCACAATATTTTTACTGTACATTAGCCGATGCCGCAACACAACAAACTATTGAAATTGTTAAAGTAACAGCAGTATCAGGTACTACATTTACTATTGTTCGAGGACAAGATGGTACTTCAGGTACTGCGTTTAACTCAGGTGATGTAGTATCACTCAGATTAGTTCGTGCATCATTAAATGACTTTCCTAAGTTAGACGAAGTTAATACATATAGTCAAACACAAACATTTAGTGCAGCACCTATTACAACTACATTAACAGGATATGTATATGGTAATGGATCATCTGCTCAAACTGCAAGTACAACTATTCCAACTAGTGCATTAAGTGGTCAAGTATCTGTTTCTAATGGTGGAACAGGATTATCCAGTTTAACGCAAGGATACATTCCTTATGGTACAGGGACAAGTGCATTTGGATCTACTTCTGGATTATTTTGGGATTCTACAAATAGTCGTTTAGGAATTGGATTTAGCTCTCCTACTGCTCAAATTGAAATAGCTGGTTATCCTAATGCAACATTTAAGATGGGTGATGGCGGTTCAGGAACGTATACATTTAGCAGACAAGCTGGTGATGGATATTTTCACAATGTAGATAACTCTGGAAGTTTTGGATTTATTTGGACTACGGGTAGTACCGAAATAATGAGGACTTCTGGAAGTAATTTACAGTTTAGTCAAAATGCTAATGGTATTAAATTTAACAATGGCTCTAGTTCTTTATTAGCAGATTATGAAGAAGGGACATGGAGTCCTACATTAACTACTGGCACTGGTTCTTTAACTTATGCAAACCAAGGAAGTAACTATATTAAAATAGGGCATATGGTACTTGCTTATGGATATATAAATGTAAGCGCAATAAGTTCGCCAACTGGAGCTTTAACTATAGGTGGACTGCCTTTTACAAACCAACCTCAATATGGAGCAGTTACATTAGATTTTTTTGGAGGTACATTAACTTCTGCTGTTGGAGGTTATATAGTTGCAAGTTCAACAACAATGGTGACTACAAATTTTAGTTCTGCAACTATTGCTGCTGGTGGGAATATTCTGTTTACTGCTGTATATAAGTCAACTTAAGGAATAATTATGGCTTTAACTCAAACATCAACAACTGACCAAATTACTATTGAAGCCAATGGAATTATTTTGGTTAGAACTAACAATGTAATTATGGATGAAACAACTCAAGTTGCTCAATCCTATTCAAGAACAAGTTTAGTTCCAGGTCAGGATTTAACTGGACAACCAGTTAATGTTGTTGATATTGCTAATCTTACTTGGACTCCTGATGTAATAGCTGCTTATAAAGCGTCTATAAAATCAAGTCTACTTACAAATAACTTAGGTGCTTAAATGACAACACTTATTCCAAAATATGACCAAAGCTCTACAGGTGCTGTTAATAGACCTTTTAATCAAAAGTTATTAGAATCTGTTTCTATTCTTGATTTTGGTGCTGATCCTACAGGTGTTGCTGATTCTACTTCTGCTATACAAGCAGCTCACAACGCAGCAAGGCGAGTTATATATCCTGTTGGAACATATAAAATAAGTAGTTCAATTGTATTAGGTTCTGGTGCAATTATTATTGGGCAAGGAACAGGTAGTGGTGGCTCAACAACGTCTAATAGTTCAATTGTGCAAACAACAACATCAGCATTTGCTTACACAATGAGTTGCCCTGCAAATGCAGTTTGGGAAGGCCCAAGATTTTTTAATATTCAAATTAGTTGTCAAAATGGTGTTCAATTAAACACTACTGCTGGAGGCTCTCCTTCAACAGAAGGAACAATTCTTAACGCTAGTTTTAGGAAAGTTTATATTGTTCAAAATGGAACAACTTTTACTGGTACTGGTATTCAAGCAACATTTTGTTCAAAATTAGAAATTACAGAACAATGTGAAATATTAGGCTTTAATTATTGTATTGATATTTATGAATCAGATACTGTTGTGATTTCTCATAATCGTATTTGGCAGTTTGGATATACTGCAATTCGTTTGTATGCATCAAGCAGTTATGGTAGCGATGCTTTTATTGAAAAAAATGAATTGTATTGGGGCAATACAGGTTCATTAGCATTTATTTTAGCAACAGATTACGAGCCTACAATTAGAGATAATTATATTGAACAAGCATCAGCAGAAGGTACTGGAATGGCTGCTGCGATTGTTTGTAATAATAATCTTAGAATTACAATAGAAAACAATGGAATTATATTTCCAAGTGCTTGTGGGCCTAACTGGTTAAATGTGGGTTATACAAGCTCACTTCAACAAGTTTCTATTTTTAATAATCAATTAATTGGCACAGGAATTGGCCCAGCAATATTTAATGCTGGAAATGGAATACAACCATTTTATAATAGTGGTTCTGGCATTACAGTATGTAATCATTGGGGAAATACATTTGAAAATGGTATTCCAATGAACACAGTATCTCGTGACCAGCTTCCTTTAACTTCATATAAAACAGTAAGCGTTTTAACGCCTAGTTTATATGGTTCTATTGTCAATACAAATTATGGTACTAGCGCGTACATAAATAATAATGTTTTAGTTATTCCTCCAAGTTCAGGTGGTAATTTAGTTTGGATGCGTGACCCTAATAATAAATTAACTCAAACAGTTTCTGTATATGTTTTAGCCTATGCTTCAGGAAATCAAACATTACAAGTTTCAACTGGTGATAATTTTGTAGGAGGTTCTTTAACTCCAATTAGTTTGACAACTACTCCTAAATGGTTTCAAATTACTGCAAGTGTTACAGCAACAACTGAACTAGAAATTGAATTTGTAAACTATACGGCTGGTGGTTCTAATACAGCTTATATTGAATCCGTTGTAATTAATACACCATAAATAATATGAAAACATTTACATTAGAAGATAAAGAAGCAGCCTTTATTCTCCGTGTGGTAGGTTAATTACCTACTGAATCAGGAGCATATCCATTGCTTCAAAAACTACAACAATAGTATGCTTTAATTACTGAAGAACCAAAAGCGGAATAATATGACAACCACTTACTCACAATCTAGGGACGCAGTTAAACATGGATGATATTGAATCAAGATTAAACTCGCACGAAGCAGTCTGTGCAGAGCGATATACAGGCATTAATGCAAGGCTTAAACGTCTTGAGCAAATCCTACTTTTATCTGCTGGCTTTATCATAACAACTTTATTAGCTTTAGTTTTAAAGTTACAATAAGGATTAATAATGTCAAGTACTTTTACCGTATCTCGTGATCAGATCATTAGTTTAGCATTACGCAAGCTAGGCGTACTTGAACTAGGCGACACTCCTGATTCAGCAACAATTGCTAATGCTTCGTTAGCACTTAACTTGTTTATTAAGCAATGTGCTACTGAAGGTCTCAAGATTTGGAAAATAGAAGAGCTTGTTATTCCAATGACAAACGCACAGTACACTTATATCTTAGGTGGATCAAATAGTGCATTAATGTATGACAGCTTTGACACAAGCTTTACTACCCCGATCACTGACAAGCCTTTAAAGGTTATTCAAGGGTGGTATCGTAACAACCAATCTACTCCTCCGGTAGACACACCGTTACAGTTGCTGTCTAAACAAGAATATAACATCTTAGGATCCAAACAATCTCAAGGTGTGGCTAACAGTGTCTTCTATGATGTTAAACAGCTTAATGGTATCTTATATGTTTACCTTGAGCCCAATAGCTATGTAGCTACTAATTTAAACATTCATTTAGTTGCACAGATGCCCATGAATGATCTAATGCGTGGTCAAGATGTTCCAGACTTTCCTAATGAGTGGATGAACACCTTAGTATGGAACTTAGCAGATCAACTTGCTATTGAATACTCTGTACCACAAAACCACAGACAAGAGATTGCTGCACGTGCTAAAGCTTATAGAGATCAATTAACAGACTGGGACGTAGAGCCTACATCAACATTCTTTCAAGTCGATATGCGGATGGCTAACGCTATTATTGGAAACACTATCTAATGGCTATACAAAGAATACCTTTATCACAACCCATTGAGACCCGTGATGGAACTTTGTCTACTGATTCAAAGTGCGTAAATGGTTACTTTGAAAGTAGAAATGAGAAGAGAGAGTTTATTAAAAGACCTGGATTGTCTTTAGTAACAACAACGCCTGTTATACCGTCTGCACAGGGCCAAGGTATGTACTTGTTCAATAGCTACTTGTATGCTGTAGTTAACAATGTACTATACAAAATTAATCCTACTACATATGCAATGACTACTGTAGGTACATTGACCGGTACTGTTAACGGTGCTGTAGCTAATGCTTACTTTACACAGACATTAAACAACGGTTATCTGTTTTTACATAATCAAGTAAATGGTTATTTAGTTAATGGCAGTACTGGTGCTTTTACCCAAATAACTAATGATCGTGTAGCAACAACTACTATATTAACAGGTGGTACAGGCTACAGTAATGGTGCTACAGTGACTTTTTCAGCACCTTCTAGTGGTGTTACAGCTACTGGTACGTTGTTAATAACTGGTGGCGTTATAACAGGTATTACAATTACTAATTCAGGATCTGGTTATACAACAGCACCTACAATTACTTTTACTCCTGCGGCAACCGTATCAGGTGTGACAGTAACAAATACATCTGGTACTAATACCTTAACTGCTGCATCGATTACTGGTACAGTATACGTAGGCATGGCAGTTACCGGTACAGGTATACAATCAGGAACTACAGTAACAGCTATTGCAGGAACTGGGCCATATACAATTACATTAAGCTCTATTACAACCTCTGCTGTTACTTCTGCAACTTTTACGGATCTTGGTGCATACGCTACTGCTACATCTTTATTAAACTTCTTTCCTACCGGTGGCTTAGTTCCTGGTGCTTGTTTTTTAGATAGTTACATTGTTGTTGGTACACCAAGTGGCCGTATCTACACATCTAATGTTAATGATCCTACTATATGGAACCCATTAGACTATATTAGCCTTGAAGGTGATCCAGATAACTTAGTAGGTATCTCCAAACACTTAAACTACATCTTAGGCTTTGGTCAGTGGTCTACAGAGCTGTTCTATGACGCTGGTAACCCAGTAGCCTCACCTTTAGGTGCTGCACCGTCATACAAGGTTGAAATTGGATGTGCTAATGGTGATTCTATTGTGCAGTTTGAACAGTCTGTATTATGGATTGGGGTGTCTAAAGCTACAGGTGCTGGTATCTATTTAATGGATGGTACAGCACCAGTTAAAGTGTCTACTGTGTATATTGATCGTATTTTAGGCAATAGTAACTTGTCAGAGATCAAAGCCTACACATTTAAGTTTAATGGCCATATGTTTTATGTATTGACATTAGCTGATTTAAATGTTACAATAGTGTTTGACGTAAATGAAAGAATGTGGTATCAGTGGACTATGTTTGCTATTGGAGACTCTAGTTCAGGTATTACTGGCATTTATGCAGAGCAATACTTTAGACCAAGCTTCTTTGCTGGTTACGGTTCACAATACTTTGTATTAGATGATGACAATGGTTCATTATACTTAATGTCCGATACATATTATAATGATGCTGGTGCACCTATTTATTACAGAGCTGTTACTGACTTAATCGATAATGGTACTACTAAGCGTAAGTTCTATAACCGTGTTGAGATTGTGGGTGACAAAGTTTCAGCAATTATGAATATACGTCATTCAGATAATGACTATGTTTCATGGTCTCCTTATCGCACCGTAGACTTACATAAAGGTCGTTCTCAGATATATCAAACAGGTGCTGCTCGCCGTAGGGCGTGGGAGTTTTTATGCACCGATAATCAACCATTAAGACTAGACTGTGCTGAAATAGATTTTAGTATTGGTGAACTAGATAACGAAGGCGGCTCACCTACACAATATAGAAAGTAATAATGGATTCAATAGTTGATGTACAAAAAAGTTTAGACTTAACTACGACAGAAGGTAAGATGGCATTAGCAGAAGTCATGCTAAAAGAAGAACAAGTTAATTGCCCTATTGTCCATCGATTTGGTCCTGGTGTTTACATCAGAGAAGGTACATACCCTGCTAATACTCTTATTGTGGGTCAAGAACATGTCTCGGAACACATTAACATGCTTTTAAAAGGTAGTATTAATGTAATTGATTCAACAGGTAAAGTTGTTACTTTAAAGGCTCCTTACATGTTTGTAGCTCCTCCAGGAAGTAAAATAGGATATACATTAGAAGAAGTTACTTGGCAAAACATTTATGCCACTACTGAAACAGATGTTGAAGTTCTTGAAAAGACTTTGTTTAGGGTTCCTGATATGTTTAAAAAACATTTAGCAAGCCAATTACAAGAACAAATTATAAAGCATGAAGAAGATAGGCAAGACTTTCAAAGTATGCTTAAAGAAACAGGCTGGAAAGAAAAAGACGTATTAAGATTATCTCATTATCGAGAAGACTGTATTCCTTTTCCTCATGGTAGTTATTCTGTTGCTCCTGGAGATTCCCCAATACAAGGTAAAGGTTTATTTTGTACATCTCAAATAAATGTAAATGAATTTATAGCACCAATGAGGCTAAATGGTTTAAGAACCCCAGCAGGCTACTTAGTAAATCATGCAAAAGAACCAAATGCTATGGCAGTTAAGATGGATAATGGAGATATGTATTTAGTAGCAATCAAGAACATTGGAGGCATGTCGGGTGCTAGTCTAGGTGAAGAAATTACTGTAGATTACAGACAAGTCATGCAACTTAATAATTTATGGAATGGAGAAAATAAATGTCTGCAGTAATATTCGGAGTAAGTGCTGGTACAGCTTTAACAACAGCGGCAGCAGGTGTAGGCTTAGCTTCTGGATTAAAAAGTTTAACTAGCGGAGGCGGTGGCGGAGGTGGTGCCACAGGTGCTCAACAACAATACGATCCATACGGCCCTTATAGAGCACAGGCTGCTTCACAGTTACAAAATGTAATGCAGAACCCTGCTTTAGCAATGGCACAGCCTGGGTACCAACAACAGCTTCAACAAGGTACGCAGGCAACTGAACGAGGGTTAGCCGCACGTGGTGGAATACAGTCTGGTCAAGAACAAGCTGCTTTGCAGACGTTAGGTCAAAATACCTTTGGTTCTTTTTACAATAGTTTAACTTCACAGCTAGAACAATTGTCTGGTGCTACTCAGGCACCTGCACAGGCTAACTTAGCTGCACAACAAGGTGCATCTTCACAGTTTGGATTACAGTCTGGGGCTTTAGGGCAAGTGACTTCCGGATTAGGTGGTTTAGCTAGTATTTATAATAGTTCAAATCCTTATTCTAATATGGGTCTTAGTGGAAGTAATAGTGCAGGATATACTTACACGGATCCTTCTTCGGTTGGTCCAGCTAATCCAGGTATTACTGGTCCATTTATAGAATAATTAAGGATAAAATATGGCTGAATACACAAATCCACTAGAATCCTTTGCAAAAGGTTATGCAGCAATAGGAGCCGTGCAAGAAGATATGGCTTCTAAAGACATTCTTAAACAAGCCTATGCTTCAGCAACTCCTGACCAAGCCAAAGACCCACAAGCACAACAAAACATTTATAACCAAGCTGCAATAATGGCTGGCCAACGTGGTCAAGCATCGTTAGCATATTCATTTCAAAAGCAAGCTAAAGAATTAGAGGGTGCTGCTCAAACAAAACAATTAAATGATTTAAAAATTAAAGAAGATGAAATATCATATGCTGGACAATTATTATCTGGTGCAACTACTGAAGAGGATTTAAAATCTGTTATTGGACAAACAGTAAAGGACCCTGCGGCTAGAATGGTTGTTGAAAGTGTTATGCGTAATCCTAATTTAGATTTTGAAGCTAAGAAAAAATCTTTATCAGACATGACAATGACTGCTAAAGAAAAATTACAAAAGCAAAGAGATGATTTGTTAATTCTTAAACAAATAGACAGTATAAACAAATTTGATATTAATCAAGAAAGATTAACAGGTAATGCAACAAAAGCTAATGCTTTAGCACAAATTAAAGTACTACAAGATAAACAAGTTCCTATAACTTCTGAATTATTTTCTGCTGCTGGTTTTTCTCCAGAACAAATTAAATTATTAGGCGGTGGCGATGTTTCTAATAAAACAGATACAGCAGAACCTGGTCGTAAATTTAACGTAGGAAACTTACGTCCAGGTTCTATAAAATATGAAAATATGTCTGGAGTAGATAAAAACGGATTTGCTACCTTTGCCACACCAGAAGCAGGTATAAAAGCACTTGAGCAAGACATTTCTGTTAAATTAACAAAAGGTTTTGACACACCTCAAAAATTTATTGAAAAGTATGCCCCTCCTAAAAGTAAAGGTGGTGACAATCCAGATGCTACAACTAATTCTTATATTAACAATGTTGCTAAAGCTCTTGGGATTAACCCTACAGATAAAATTGAGGATACTCCACAAAATCGTCAATTACTTAAAGATGCAATTATTAAACAAGAAGGTGTTGTTTCACCTTCAAGTACATCAGGAAGCATAACATTACCCCCAAAACAAAGCAATGCAGCAGCTCCTAAAGAACGTGCTCAAAACGTATTAGTTAGTGTAGGAGAAGCTGTTAACAGATTTCAAACTATTTCTTCTTTACCTTCTAATACAACTTTAGGTGCTTTTAGCGGATTAACAGGTAAAGATTCTAAAGGTTTTACAGAAGGTTTGAAAGGAATTATTGGTAGAAATTGGACAACGGAGGACCAACGTAGTTTTGAAAAGATTACTGCTGGTTTAGATATTGCAATGGCTTCAGCTGTCGGCGGTGGTTTTGCAAGTGCTACCTCTGCTAGTAAAATTGCAGCATACGGTAAACAACTTTCTAGAATTGGTGAAACTTCTGAACAAAGTATTGAATCTTTAGCTTTAATTAAACAAGAGCTTGAAACTGTAATTAACAATTACGATAAAAATCCATTTGCTAGTAAAGAACAAAAAGAAGGAATGAAGAAAGAACTTGAAAAACTTAATAAAGCAATTCCATTTAATATGGATCAAATTAATGCAGTAAGAAAAGCTAAATCAAGTGGTAAGTCTTTTGGTGAAGCAACAGTTAAAGGACAACCTAGTAAAATAATGCAAGATGCTGATGCAATTTTAGGGATTAAATAATAATGGCTACTGCTGAACAATATGCACAATGGATTGTTTCTAATCAAGATAAAAAAGGTACTCCTGAATTTGAAACGGTTTCTAAAGCTTATCAAGAAGCTAAACAAACAAATACAACTTCTGTAGGAACAACACCTGAAAAAAAAGAAATTAAAGGGACTGTAACTATGGGTCCTGTAGAACAGCTGTTTGGTAAAGGCACTACAAAAGAAACCACACCCTTACAACGCATTGAACGTATAGGTACTGCGGGTTTAACAAGCATGGCTGTAGGTGGTGGAGTTGGTGCTATAGGCGGTCCCGCTACAATGGCTGCGGGTGCTATTACAGGAGGTATTGCAGGTGTTCTTGGAGAAATAGGAGAACAATTAATTAGTGCCACTGGTGGTAGTCGAGGCCAACAAATTTTAGGTGGTTTAATGACTGGCGGTTTAGCCGAAGCTGTTCCAAGCATTGGAAAACAAATTGCTAGAAGTGTTATTCCTTATGCAAAACAATTTGAAAACTTACTTAAATCTGCAGAACCTGAAGCTGTTACTCTTAAACGTCAAGAACTTACAGAGCTTGCTAAACAAAAATTAGCTAAATATGGTTATGGCTCAGTGGAAGATGTGGGACAAGCCATACAGTCTCAAGTAGATGCTAGGGTGCAAAGAGCACAAGATTTAGCTGCTCGTAAAGAAAAGGCACAAACAGCAGAGACAACTGCATTGCGTCAACAACAAGAAAAAGCAGAACAAGAATTAACTTCTACTATTGAAAAAGGTTCAGGTAAAACAGAATCTTCTTATAACTTTGGAACTAATATACGTTCTGATATAGAAGGAATTAGAAATCCGCAAATTGCCACAATGAAAAAAGAATATGATGACTCTTATAAAGCAGCAATGCTTAATGCAGAGCAATCCCAAACACAGGGTTCTTATTGGGGACAACAATCAGAAGCTTTAGATATTAAAAGAAAATGGAAGAAAGAAGCAAAAGATTCTAGTGGTCCTATTGGCACAACCATTAAAAACATTATTAATGATATATGGAGACCTGCTCAAACTCTTCCGGATGGTTCTCAAATTCCTGCAAGTAATTTATCCGCAAAAGGGATTGATCAAATTGTTAGACAACTTGGTGAAGTTGCATCAGGTAAAGAAGTTGAAGGATATAAAGGAATTAGTACAAATGTAGCAAAAGAACTTCGTGCAGATATTGTAAAAGGAATTGAAAAAGACGGAGTGCGACAAGGTGGTTTTTACAACTGGTCAGGATTAGGACCCGCTAAATCAAAATATGCTACAGCATTAGAAAATTTATCCGATTTTGAATCTAAGCGTGGTGAAAGTGTTTTAGGAAAACAAGACATGGGATTATATTCTGTGGATGCAGAAAAACTTCCTAAGCAATTATTAGGTAGTGAATCAGGATTAAATGAATTTAAAGCAATGTTGCCTGATCCTGCTAAACAAACACAATACGCACAGCAATATGTTCATAATGAATTGGCCGGTAAAGATTTAAAAGCTACTCGTAAGTGGGCAGATCAGCATGAGTTTTTAACACGTGAATTTCCCGAAGTTAAAAATGTTGTTGAAGAACATCTTAATAAACTTTCTAGCTTAGAAAATAAAGCATTAACATTAAAAGAACGTGTTGGTCAAGCAGGAGAAAAAAACTGGTCTTCTCAAGTTGATTCTTATGCTAAAAATATTTTAGATCAATTAGGATTAACAACTAAAGGCGGTCTTACAAAAGATCCAAATGCCATTGTAATAGATATTTTAAACGGTAAACATACCCAAAAACAATTAGAAGCTATTTCTAAGTATGCTAACGATGCTCCTGTTATTCGTGAAAAGTTTCCTCAAGCTGTTTCTACTTGGTTAAGTGGAAAAAGCCCAAGTAACATTATGAATGAATTTGATAGAATACTACCGGCGTTAAAAGGATCTGGGTTAGTAACAGATTCTCAACTTACTCAGTTAAGAAAAGGTGTCCAAGAAGTTGTTGACGCTAATCGTAAAGTTCTTACAGAACCTGCTAAATTAAATATTCAAAAGTTAATATTTGAAAGTTTTGGTAAAAGCACAGCACGTACTGCTGTATCGGGTCAAATTGACATTGGCGGAAAAGAATGAAAATATTAATTATAGATCCATCAGGATGTGGTTGTGGTTTGTCTTTTGCACTCCGTAGTCAACACTATGACCATGAAGTTAAGATGTTTATTCGTCACAATAAAGACGGTTCAAGAAGTGAAGTTGGTGATGGTGGCTTAGTAAAGCGTGTTAGTAACTGGGAAGACCATATGGATTGGGCTGACCTTATATTCTGTACAGATAACATCTATTACATTCACGGCTTAGAACGGTACAGAGATAAGGGCTATCCTATCTTAGGCCCTTCTATCGATACTAATCGGTGGGAACAGCAACGTGATCATGGTGAGATGATTATGAAGAAAGCTGGCATTGAGACTATTCCAAGCCAGACCTTTAATAACTATGATGAAGCTATTAAGTACGTTAAAGATACTGGCCGTATGTATGTTAGTAAGCCTATTGGTGACGGTGACAAGACATTATCCTATGTACCAAGCTCACCTGCTGATCTAGTCTATATGTTAAACAAGTGGAAGAAAACAAATGCTCATAAGGGCGAAGAGTTTATTCTGCAAGAGTTTAGACCTGGTATTGAGTTCGGTGTTGGTGGTTGGTTTGGTCCTGGTGGGTTTAATAGATACTTCTCAGAGTCTTGGGAACACAAGAAGCTCATGGACGGTGAGTTAGGTGTCACTACCGGTGAGCAAGGCACTATTGTCCGCTACACAGATAACTCTAAGCTTGCTGATGAGATGTTAAGACCGTTAGAAGATATGCTTCACGGTTTAGGCTATACAGGCTACATCGATGTAAACTGTATCGTGGATAAGAAGGGTCAAGCATGGCCGTTAGAGTTTACTATGCGTCCAGGATGGCCTTTATTTAACATTCAATTGTCTTTACACAAAGGTGATCCTGCACAGTGGATGCTTGACTTATTAGATGGTAAAGATACACTTAAAGTATCAGACAAAGTAGCATGTGGTGTTGTAATTAGTTTACCTGATTACCCTTACTGTACTAAACCTAAGAAAGAATGTTCTGGCTATCCTATGTGGGGTCTAACATTAGAAGATGCTGTTAAAGATGTACACCTTTGTGAAGTACAGTGGGGCAAAGGCCCTGCAATGGAAGACGGTGAGATCAAAGAGAATGTACCCATGTTTGTTACTGCCGGTGATTATGTATGTACCGTTGTAGGGCTTGGGGATGATATTGAACTTGCTCGTGAGTCTGTTTACGGTAAGATTAAGAAAAAGATTTGTATTCCTAATAGCATTGCTTATCGTACTGACATTGGTGAGAAGGTACAAAAGAAACTTGATGAACTACAAAGCTATGGTTACGGATTAGGAGTTGAGATTGGCTGTTAATAACTTACCTCCAATACCTCAAGATGAGATTAAAGAGAATCCTCGGTGGAGAGAATGGTTTCGTAACTTAGGTAGTTACATCCAAGCTGCACAAGTAGGTAACACTGTGTGGACTATCTTACAAGGTGGTACTGGTGCTAATAATGCACAAGGGGCTAGGCAGAACTTAGGGCTTGGTACAATGGCTGTAGAAAATTCTAGTACTGTTTCTATCACTGGTGGAACCATATCTGGAGTTAATTTAACAGGTAGTTCTATTCCATATACCAATGTAACTGGATTAGGTACTATTGTTACACAAAACAAAGGTACTACTGGTTCATTTTTATCTGGTGATACAACACCAAAAACAATTACTGTAGTTAACGGGATTATAACTTCTATTGTATGACATTTACAAATCACTTACCTGTAGTTGACACAGAACAAAAAGTCACATTAAAGCTGTTAGAACAAATTCAGAATAGAGTATGTGAAGGTTATAGATTAAAGGCAGACTTTAACATCTTATTAGAGTTTGCTAAACAACAATTAAAAGAAAACAATGCCTAGTGTTAATCCAATTGCCGAAGGAGCAAAATCGTTAAGTGACGGTCTTAATA